ATCTGGGTCTGCGTTTAATTAAGTCGGTCGTAATAGAAATTGGTGGTCAACAAATAGATAAGCATTATTCTGATTGGCTTTACATTTGGAATGAATTATCTCTTCCTATAGGCAAACGTTATGCATATGATACTATGGTTGGTGCTGATAAAGATATATTAAATTACAGTACCGATAGCACTACTTTATATATTCCTTTTGAATTCTGGTTTTGCCGCAATGTAGGTCTCGCTCTACCTTTAATCGCACTCCAATATCACGAAGTAAAAGTTAAAATAGATTTTGAAACTAAAGAGAAATGTGTATCTCATATTGCCGATTTTGACGAAGTTAAAAATATATCTTTATGGGCAGATTATATATTCTTGGATACTGATGAACGCCGAAGATTCGCTCAATTATCTCACGAATACTTAATTGAACAATTACAATTTACTGGTTCTGAAACTCTTGTAGCCGGCACTAACCGCATCAAACTAAATTTCAACCATCCTTGTAAAGAATTAATATGGGTAGCAAAACCTGTTCGCACTACCAATAATACCAGATGGTACGATTATAACTATGCCGATGAAGCGGATACCTCAACTGCTTCATCTTTAGCAGTAGACGGTTCTTCTAAATTCGGCGGTCAATATACTTCTAACTATTTAGTTATTTCAGATGTTAATCCTCCACTATATAAAAATCCTTTCAAAAATGCTATACTTCAATTAAATGGCAATGACCGTTTTGCCGTAAGAGAAGGTGATTATTTCAATCACGTTCAACCTTTCCAACATCACACTAACGCCCCCATATTTAATTCTATCAATGTATATTCATTCGCACTAAAACCCGAAGATCATCAACCGAGTGGCACTCTAAATATGTCCCGCATTGATACCGCAACTTTGATGGTCACTACTGTACCAGAAGCCAACAGTTTGAAATACGAAGGTATTAATATATATGCTGTGAATTACAATGTTCTACGTATATTATCTGGAATGGGTGGCCTTGCTTATTCCAATTAAAAAAATAATAATTATAATAATTTGTGTTATATATTTCCCTTTTTTTTTTCTCCTCTAATAGTATAAAGAATATAGCGTAAATGGGTGGTGGTCTTCTTCAATTAGTTGCTTATGGTGCTCAGGATGTTTATTTAACTGGTAATCCTCAAATTACCTTTTTCAAAGTAGTTTATCGTCGTCATACTAACTTCGCTATTGAAGCCATTCAACAAACTTTTAACGGAACTCCCAATTTTGGCAATCGCGTAACTTGCCAAATATCAAGAAATGGCGATTTAATACATCGTGTATATTTAGCGGTTGTTGATTATTCAACAACACCAATTAATGTATGTCCTTATTTTGGTCTTCGTTTAATAAATTATGTAGAAATTGAAATAGGTGGTCAAAAAATAGATAAACATTATTCTCATTGGATGTATGTATGGAATGAACTTTCTTTACCCGTTTCAAAGAAAGATGCCTACAAAAAAATGGTTGGTGCCAATGATAAACTAAAGTCTTTAACTAATGCTAATCTATATATCCCTTTGGAGTTCTGGTTCTGCCGTAATGTTGGTCTTGCTCTCCCTTTAATCGCCTTACAATATCATGAAGTAAAAATAAACATTTTATTTGAAACTAAAGATAATTGCCTCGGTAATACAGGTGAACTTCTCGATTTAACTTCAACTACTTTGTGGGTTGATTACATATTCTTAGATACCGATGAACGCCGAAGATTCGCTCAATTATCCCACGAATATTTAATAGAACAATTACAATTTACTGGAACTGAAAGTATTAATGATTCTGCTACTAGCATAAAACCTAAACTTTCTTTCAATCACCCCTGCAAAGAATTAGTATGGTTCTGTGCTTCAAGCCACTCAGCCACTAAAGCAACTATTAATAATAACTGGGTTAACTATTCAACAGGTGTTAATGGATATGACGCAGGTAATTCGGAATTATTCAAAGAGACAAGTGCAATAACTTCTACCAATCCTATAAAAACTGCTAAACTCGTATTAAATGGAAATGACCGTTTCTCCGCAAGACCTGGCTCTTATTTTAATTTAATACAACCGTTTCAGCACCACGAAAATATACCTTCAAATTCGGGTATTAACGTTTATTCATTCGCTCTAAAACCTGAAGAACATCAACCAAGTGGCACTCTTAACATGTCTCGTATTGATACCGCTGTTCTCAATTTAGATGTTACCTCGAGTATGACTGGCTCGAAAAATCTTCATGTATATGCTGTAAATTACAACGTTCTTCGCATACTTTCGGGTATGGGCGGCCTTGCTTATTCAAATTAAATTATATTATTTATATATGTTGTTAAATTGCTATAATGTTTCTTTTTTTTTTCTCCTCTAATAGTATAAAGAATATAGCGTAAATGGGTGGTGGTCTTCTTCAATTAGTTGCTTATGGTGCTCAGGATGTTTATTTAACTGGTAATCCTCAAATTACCTTTTTCAAAGTAGTTTATCGTCGTCATACTAACTTCGCTATTGAAGCAATTCAACAAACAGCATCGGGAAGTAATTCTCTCGGTTCTCGTGCCACTTATCAAATAACTCGCAATGGTGATTTAATACATAGAGTATATTTTTACGGAAAATTAAAAAATACCTCTACTGATAAGCATTTAGCGTTAGTTCCTAATGTTGGGCAAAAATTATTAAAAACCGTTGAATTAGAAATCGGCGGACAACGTATAGATAAGCATTATTCAGAATGGCTTTACATATGGAATGAACTTTCCTTACCATATGGCAAACGCGAAGGATATTATAAAATGATTGGTGCAAATAAAGAAAATTGCTGTTCTGAATTAGCAGAAGCAACTTCTTACGAATTATATGTTCCTCTAGAATTTTGGTTCTGCCGCAATGTAGGTCTCGCGCTTCCCTTAATCGCCTTACAATATCACGAAGTAAAAATAAATATTGAATATGAATCTGCTGATAACTTATGTGACACAAGTCCTTCTAATTATTGCGTTGAACAAGATAAACCCGATGGCGTACCGAATAGTACTACTACTCTTTTCTCTGCTACAAAATCAGTATTAACTTTAGATGAACCAACATTATGGGTTGATTATATATTCTTGGATACTGATGAACGCAGAAGATTCGCCCAATTATCACACGAATATTTAATAGAACAATTACAATTTACCGGAACCGACACTATAACCACTTCGGGAAATAATTCTGATTCCATGAAAAGTCTAAGAATGAATTTCAATCATCCTTGTAAAGAACTTGTATGGACTATTAAAAAATCAGACGAATCGTCTGTATATTGGAATAACTTTTCAACATCTGTAAGAGATGCTAATGCCGGAACTGGTACAGGTAATACTTATAATAACTATGTAACCTCGACTAATCCCGTAATGCAAGCAAAAATAATGCTTAACGGAAATGATCGTTTTGCTACAAGACAAGGCGAATATTTCTCATTAGTCCAACCCTATCAACATCACGAAAACACTCCCGATATGTACCACAAGGGCATCAACGTATATTCATTCGCTCTTAAACCCGAAGAACATCAACCAAGTGGCACTCTCAATATGTCTCGTATTGATACCGCGGTTCTATCGTTGTCATCTAAAATTACTGGAACTATATTTATATTTGCGGTAAATTACAATGTCTTGAGAATATTATCTGGTATGGGCGGTCTTGCTTATTCCAATTAAATATGATATCTATGATATCTATGATATCTATGATATCTGCGATACCCACAATACAATATTTTCGTTTTTTAATTTATAATTATTATCAATAGATAATATTATATTATATAAAACTTTTGATATTTGTATTGATGTCTTATGGATATCGTTATTTGACCAATTATTTTTATTTTTTTCATTAAAATAATATGAAATAATATCTTCCAAATAAGGCAAAAATCCTTTATTCATTGAATTGGTATATTTATACGCATTTATTTTATATCTCATATACAAAAATTCTTTATCTGTAAGAATTTTGTAGTTTTTAAAACTTTTCTTAACCTTATTTAGTATTTTCTTATAATCATTATTAATCTCATAACTAACTTTTTTAATTAAATAAGATTTTTACATATCACAATTATACTTATTTCTTTTATCTTCGACTATACTTTTTAAATTTGTCTCTTTTTAACAAAGATATTAGACGACTTATTTATTTCACTCAACTTGTTGAGTT